TGAAACTGCCGACTTCATGCAAGCATATAACTATACACCTGCTAATTTAATCAATGATGGTAATGCTCCTAAACTAGCAAGAAACCTTGATGCATATTATAAGGATGATTTCAATACCTCTATCTTAGGTGGATTCTGCGATGCCTTTGATAGTTTCTTTTTATCAGTAGATGCGTTCTTTGATTTAATTGGAGTGGTTGATGGTATCATAGCTGATGCATTAGCTTTGGCCGATAAAATTTCAAGAGGTTATGACGGTATTAAAGATCTAACCGCAGAAGAATTAATCAAAAAATTAATTAAAGCAATTAAAGACAAGATTGAAGAAGTAATTAATAAAGTCTTTGATGAAGTACAAGATATGATAAACAACTTTGACCCAGCTGCGCTGACTGCAGGTGCAGAAACATTTGTTAATGCAAAAGTTGTAAAAGGTATTATGACAACAAGAGAACAGATGTGTGCATTCTTTACTGAAGAGAATAAGAAAGGTATTAAAGATAAGATAAAAGGTTTAATTGATTACGCAGTAGCTGCATTTGAATCGCCTGGCATCGAAGAGATTCAATACATTGTAGCTAGGATCTGTGCACTTGCAGGGTCAATAGAATCGTTGATAAGGGACATTAATAAACCCCTTGATGATTATACAAGGCGATACAGTACAATCGTAGATCGCCTTAAAAACATCTCAAGAATCAATGAGTCGTCTGCTATCAGAGCAGGTGCTATAAGGTATTCTCCATCGACTAGGAAAGAGGTAATAAATAGATTACAAGGTAGATGGACTTCTCCTGGCGGTAATGAAAAGACTGACACGGGCAAAATACCGCAGAATATTAAACCCATTACTGCTGAGGACTATAAAAACCTTCCAAGATGTGGCAATGTATTTAATGGATCGTCAGATGTATTTAGAGTCGAAGGAGATTCGTTTGACGAAAAAGAAGGTATTGGTATATATGCCTGGACAAGAATTGACCTTGATGTTAAAGTATACCTACACAGATTACAGAAATTAACGTCTTCAGCAAAACCTTTAATAATAACAGAAGGTTGGGTAAGTAAAGCTTATAACACAAAGGCAGACGGACCTGAAGACAATTCACACTTGAGTGGTTTGGTTATTGATGTTAAAAGAGATATGGCAGATCCCGAAGCCTTTATTCAAAATGCATTAAAAGGTGGATTTAAATATGTTAAGGATTACCCAGAGTTAAATAAGATTCATTTAGATATAAGAGAAATACTATAATGTCAATAGCAGATTACATTTCACCAGTAAAGAAAAAAATTAGTCTTAACTCTGATTTTCGTAAAGATCTGCTTGTGAGTCCAGTTTCAAAAGATGTGGTGCTTCTAAAAGATGAGGAAGCAGTTAAAGAATCAATCAAAAATTTAATATTAACAGATCGTGGTGAAAGATTAATGCAACCTTATATGGGTGGCAATATCAGAGCAATGTTATTTGAAAATTTAACACCCGGTACATTAAAATTAATAGAAGATAGAGTAACATCAACAATTCAGACCTATGAACCGAGAGCTCAATTAATTAATGTCGCGGTAAGTTCAAAGCCTGACGATGGAGAAGTCTACGTTGGGATTACTTTTTATATTAGGCAGGTTGAACAGCCAATACAGTTAGACGTTATATTACAAAGGAACAGATAGAGATGGCGAATCCAAAAACACCAATTACCGAACTTGACTTCGACGCAATAAAAAGTCAACTTAGGAGTTATTTAGAAACACAAACGCAATTCAAGGATTATAACTTTGATGGCTCAAACATGAGTGTCTTGTTAGATGTTCTTGCGTTTAATAGTTATCAGAATAACTTCTATACAAACATGGCACTTAACGAAATGTTTCTTGACTCCGCCGTCCTTAAGAACTCAATCGTTTCTCACGCAAAAGAATTAAACTATATACCTCGTTCGCGTAAGTCTGCTAAGGCGACACTATATATTGTTATCGAAGATGCTTCACGCGAAGACGCAACAATTACAATTCCAAAATATTCTCAATTTAAAGTTAATCACCAAGGTGAAAGTTTTTCATTCGTAACAGATAAAGTATATACAGCCAGAAAAGTATTATCGACTGACATCAATCCTCTAACTGGAGTCGCGTTTAGCACAGGTTCATTTGTTGCTGCAAGTGTTGATGTTTATGAAGGTGAAATGTTAGCAAGTTTCCAAAAAGAAGGATTTATTGTCGATGCAGACGGCATACTTAGAGTATTCCTTGCAAACAATGAAGTAGATACAGATTCAATCGTTGTCTTTGTCGATGCAGAAGCAACTGATGATGCGAATGTATTTACAAGAGCGAATACAATTTACGGTGTAAATCCTACAGATAAAGTATTCTATCTTGAACCATATCTTGATGATAAGTATTCTATTTACTTTGGTAAGAATCAATTTGGTTTACAACCTCAAGAATTTGAAGATGTAAGAGTACGATATAGAATATGTTCAGGTGTTGAGCCTAACGGCGCAGGTAAAGACAGCGCGTTCTCAGCATCCTTTATCGAAAACGCAACAGTTTCTGCTTATACATTAGCTGCTGCTGCAGGTGGCGCCGAAAGAGAGTCAATGGAATCTATTCGATATTTTGCTCCTAAAGCTTTACAAGTACAAGAAAGAGCAGTAACAGCAAAAGATTATGAAATACTATTACAACAAGCATTCCCTG